GTGAGCAGCTTGTCCGTGCCAGCGATCTGGTGGCATGGGCGGATCACATGGAAAAACAAATGGCTCAACTTAGTGACTAACACAAACCTCAAGCCCACATGTCAACATCACTAAACACCATGACTGATTTCAAACAACTGTGCGCTGAGTTGGTTGCCGCTTGGGATGACCTCCCTTGGCAGTACAACTGGAGAGGCGACCTCACCGGCATAGACGGCTGTCCACCTGACGACAGCGCTGTTGAACGCGCTCGCGCTGCCTTGGCTGAGCCCGAGCCGGAGGGGCCGACTGACGCAGAGCTACTGGAGTTAGCGGAAGAGTGGCCTTGCACCACAGGAGAGCGCCATGACTTGCCTGGCTGTCCCGAAGTGCCGCTCTTTTCCGTTTTTAAAGACGAGCTGATTGAGTTTGCCCGAGCCGTTCTCGTTCGCTGGGGCAACCATCCGGGATCTCCAGATAGTTCAACGCCGCAGCCGGTGCCGGAGCCCGTGGCTTGGATGTACCAAGGTGAACCGAGTTTTGATGGGACTGACTGGCAAGAGACCTGGGAGGTAACCACGGACAAGCGCCTTGCGGAATTCAAGGCAACACCGGATCAGCCGATCCCCTTGTTTTGTAACTTGCCCCAACCCTCTTAGTCCGATCAACTCCTATGTCTAAACTTTCACCCGCTGCTCAGGTCGTACTGTCTGCTGCCAATGGCGCTTGCTGCTATGGCCCGGATGACGTGCTCAATGATTCTCAATGGATTGCTGCCGCCGCCCTTCGCGCTGTTACAAAAGAACTTAAATACTTTGGCATCACTGAGAAAAACATCCTGGCCATCGCCGCCGAACTTGAGGCCCAGTAGTCCGATCAACTAATATTCCTGAACGGGAAGATGGACCTGAGCACGTCCTAAAACTACTCATAAGCTACGCTTATCAATCAATTCAATTCAACCCATGAAACTCCTTAAGTTTTCTACAGGCAACGGCAAGCTCAAGAATCGGTTGATCTTCTCGCTGCCAGCAGGGTATGCCTGCCCTCATGCTGGGGTATGCAAGACCTTTGCTGATCGCACCACCGGTTCCATTACAGACCTGCCTCAGTACACAGGTGTAGAAGCAACCGATGACTACCGTTGCTTTGCTGCTATGGCAGAGGTCAGGCCTAACGTACGCGAAGCCCGTTGGCACAACTGGGATCTGTTGCGTGAAACCATTCACATGAATGGGAACCAGGCCAAGCTTCTCCGTGATCTGATTGACCTATCACTGCTGATGCACCCACCCAAGCAACTGGTTCGCATCCATGAATCAGGTGATTTTTGGACTGAGAACTACATGAAAGCTTGGATGATGGTGGCACAAGAACGACCCCACCAACAGTTCTATGCATTTACAAAATCATTAGGCATGTGGTTGTCACTGCAAGAGCACATCCCAACTAACTTCTATCTCACTGCATCCTTCGGTGGTACGCTTGACTACCTCATTTCCAAGTATCCCAAGGTGTTCCAGCGTGTGGCTCACGTTGTCTACACAGAAGAAGATGCAGCTGCTCAAGGATTGGAGATTGATCATGATGACAGCCACTGCCTTGGCGACAAACCGTTTGCACTTCTGGTGCATGGCAGCCAGCGAGCTGGATCAGATGCAATGAAAGCGTTAACACAACGTAAAAAAGAAGGTGGCTTTATTGGATACGGTAAATCAAATCCACATAAATCTTGAAGGTACTTGCATGCAATGACGGATAGGATATCATCTATCCGTCTTACATCTTTTATATGTCTTACGTCATTGCTACCTGGAAAGACGATAGGCCATACGCCATTACAGCTTGCCCTGACCCTAAACAATTTCAACTAATTCCGTTAGATTCAGAAGTAGCTTTAAACAAGATCTTCTCTCATCCCTACCGGGCTGGTGCTCAGAATATCTTGTCTTGGATTAATAAAAATGACAAACAACTTGCCCGTGAAGAACTCTCAATTCAAGATGAAGCCCGTTTCAGAAAATGAAACATGGTTGATTTTTGATATCGAATCGGATGGGTTGTATGACAAAGTTACGAAAATTTTTTGCATTGTCATCTATGACATTACACGAGCAAAAACTTTTACTTATGGGCCTGATTGCATTAACGCTGCTCTTGCTCATTTGGCAACCGCTGACGTACTCATTGGCCACAATGTAATCTTTTATGACCTACCGGTTCTGCAAAAACTACATTCATTTGACAGCAAATCATGCATTATCGACACGCTTATTTGCACCAGATTGATCTGGCCAAAGGAAGTATTGGAGGAGTTGGACATTGAACAATATCCGCAAGTTCCGGCAAAGAACAGGGGAACCGCTTCTCTTAAAAGCTGGGGATGGCGCTTGGCCGACCACAAGATTGAGTTCAAGGACTTCTCCCAATATTCTCAAGAGATGTTGGATTACTGTGTCCAAGACGTTAACGTCACAACAAAACTCTGGCAGTTCATTGCATCACAAAACTATCCAGCCCCAGCCCTCAAATTGGAACATGACTTTGCCTTGGCAATTAACCGACAAATTCGAGCAGGTTTTCCTTTTGATATTGATGCATGCCTTGATCTTGTGGATGTTCTTAGAGCAAAGCAAGCAGAGCTTGAGGTCCACCTAAAAGAATTGTTTCCACCAATACGGCATGAAGAAACCTTTGTACCTAAAGTAAACAACAAAACGCGTGGCTATGTTAAAGGTCAACCCTTTACGAAGGTTCGCTTTGAGGAATTCAATCCAGGCTCTCGTCAACAAATTGCAGACCGACTACGACAGAAGTACGGATGGACGCCTGAAAAAACAACGGAAAAAGGAAATCCAATACTTGACGATGATATACTCGCGGCTTTGCCTTACCCCGAAGCACAACCCTTAGCTGAATACATGCTCATCAAGAAACGTCTGGGTCAAATCGCAGACGGTAACAATGCTTGGCTCAAGCTTGTTAACAATGAAGACCTATGTATGCACGGTGATGTAACAACCAACGGTTGTATTACAGGGCGTTGCAGCCATCGAAACCCCAACATGGGTCAGGTCCCTGCTTCTTACTCTGCTTATGGAAAGGAATGTCGTAATCTTTTTCACGCTCCTTATGGTTGGGATCTTATTGGGGTCGACGCTAAAGCTCTTGAGCTACGTTGTCTAGCTGGTTACTTGGCCATCTGGGATGATGGTCAGTACGCCGAATTGGTAACGGATGAATCCATTGACATCCATACCTATAACCAAGAACAGTTTGGTGTGGAGTCCAGGGACATCAGCAAGCGTTTGCTTTATGGCATGCTCTATGGATGCGGTGCAGCCAAGGCTGGAACAATCATTGATCCGAATGAAAAAGATCCAGAGGTTCTACGTCATAAAGGAAGTACTGCAATTAATTCATTCATGAATGGCGTGCCAGCTTTACGTGCACTAAAGAACAATCTGTCACTAACAATCCAATCCCGTGGTTATCTGCGTGGATTAGATCAACGGGCATTGTTCTGTCGATCTGAATTCAAAGGATTGAACGTCCTCCTTCAAGCAGCAGGCGCTCTCATCATGAAACAGGTGGTGATTAACTTACATAACAATCTTGATGACATGGATTTAGTCCATGGCAAAGATTGGATTCAGCACGCCATGATTCACGATGAGGTCCAGCTGTCTTGCCCACCTGACCTAACAGAAACCGTAAGGGAGCAAGCCATCCGCGCATTCCCACAAGCCCAGGACTTCTTTGGATTCCGCTGTAAAATTGAGGGCGACTCAAGAGTGGGCGCCACCTGGGCGCAGACACACTAATCTTTCGTCCCAGGTATGACGTTAAAGTGCCTTAAACCAAACCTCCCGAACTCCATGAACTTTGCATGCATGTACGCGTATCTGTCTGAAGATCCGCGTGAAGTATTTACCTCTGCAAATTCAACTGCCATGCGGTGTAGCGTTATGCTGCCACCTGTGGGCAACAAAGCTCCAACTCAACTCGACCTTAACATCTATGGCAAAAACGCTGATCGTTTCTCCAAACTTGGCAAAGGAACCTACGTCTACATTCACGGCGCCAAGCTACGCTTTGACCTTGAGAGCAGAACACACTCGCTCCATGGCGGCACTGTTGTACAAGTCAATGATCAGTTCCCGATGCTTAACACTATCATCCTCAGCGGGCGTTGCGTTAAAGACATTGCTACAGACGATGCCCGGACATTTAAAACTACGGAAAGTGGGTTAATGATTTGTAATCAAACCCTATCTGTAAACACAGGTAGAAACCAAGCAGATCTGTTTAACTTCTATGCAATTAATACAGCAGAAGATAAACTTAACAATGCTGAACTCTTGGTAAATTTCACCAAGAAAGGTGTGGGCCTTACGATCCAGGGCAGGCTTGTTACTGATGCCTGGAAAGATAACAATGGTGAAAAAAAATCACAAGCTAAAATTCAACTGGTGTCTATGACTTTGGCACCTAAAGGTACGTCTGCTTCTACACAGGAGATTAAACCTTCTACCACATTGTCATCTGATACTGCTGCTCCATTGTGGGGTGGACGTGAAACATCAGAAGGAAATGATCCTTGGTCTGTAAATACTGTCTTGCCTGATTTGCCTGGTCAGTACGGCGCCGCACCCGAACTGGAAGAGGCTCCTTTCTAATGGAAAAAACAACTGGTTTTGAATTAGTTCTTCTTGTTGGAGAAGAATTTCCTCATGATACTTATTATCTATTACATCAAGACGGCAATAGCCAAAACCTTTTAACATTCACAGAGGTATTTGCTGACAACATCATTCGTCATATGGTGGATTTCTTGCGGGGTTGTGGTCACTACGATGATGTGATTTATGGCTGCATGCAAGATATCTCTAAGGAGTATTTTGATTGTCAAGAAAAAAAAACAAAAGCTTTTGACTCCTGATCCAGAGGAACTAGACTCTGGAACCGTCCTGGGATGACGTTAAAAGCACCACTGTCTAACTCAGACCTAACCATGACACAGGCTCCGACTGACATCATGACTGATCAGTGGCTGGATGAACTTGAATCCAAAACCACTTCTGCACCTTCTCTGAACACCTCTAACAAAATGACTGTGAAAAAAACTTCTGCTTTGGCAACCCGTGGACTGGAATCTTTCAAACTGTTTCAGTCCAAAGAATTTGTTTCTGGCTACCAGAATCTGGTAACCATCCAGCCTCTCAACAAATCCAAGACTCGTGGCTGGTTTGTTCGTAAATCCGATCTGGATACCTGCGGCTGGACTGCAACCGAAGATCAGTTCCCCAAAGGTTCTGTCATCTGGAATTACAAGCAGACCTTTGGCATGGCACCTAATACTTCCATTGAAGAGGGCCTGAACTTTACTGAGCCTCGCCTGCAAATCCTGTTGCGTTCTCCTCTGATGGTAGAAGAAACCAGCGGAATGCGCCAAACAATCGGTACCTTTGACAACCATGACGTCAACGCGTTGTTTGATGACGACAAAGTTGCATCAGATCTAGCCAACAGTAAAGGTGAAATGTACAAGCGCCGTTACAGCGTGCGTACCAAATACCTGGTGTACATTCTGACGGAAGACAACAAGCGTGCCCACAAGATTCCTATGGTGCTAACCCTTAAGGGTTTGAATGGCACTGATGTATCTGAAAAGGTGCGCATGTATGAAAAGGAAATGTCCAAGTGTTTGAGCAAAGCATTGGACGCTGAAGTTCCCCTTAACTTCAATGAAAAGTTCTACGCTACTACCGTATTTGCTCCGGTACTTGCCAACGAAATGCGTGGAGCCAACAACGTTGAGATCTGCGCAATTGAATCCTTTGACATCCCTGATTACAGCACTCAAGAAGACGCCATCGAATCATTGAATCGCATGTCGATTCCTGATGAGGATCGTGAATCTACTTGGAAGTTCCAGGAACTGTTTAACGATTACATCAACCAACATGCAAAACAAGATGCTGAAAAGCTAAACGGTGCTTATGGAATCAAAGATGGAGTAGAGATTCTTCCTGTATCTCGTACCTTTGATCCTGTTGACGTAAAAGCATTGCCTGCTCGTAATTCCATGACTGGAGAAGACGATTCACTTTGATGAGAGATCCGGGTTAGTCAGGTCTTCTTGTTCAACTGCAACATTGTTAAAGATGAACATGTCTTGAACTAACCCACGAATTACACCTTGACGTTGAGTGGCGATCCTCGCTAAGAGGGTCGCCATTTCTTTCAAGGTACTTACCGAATTACATTCATCAATGGATCGTTTTATTTTTTCTTCCCAAAACTTATCCTCCATTGAAGGTTCAATTTGGAACTCACTAAGTGGAACGTACTTAATTTCCATTGGTACACCACTGAACAATTTATTTTAATCCTAGCTAAACAAATGAAACCTAAAGAAAAAGCTGCAATTGTTACAGCCGGTACTTTTGGTTTAATCGGTGCCGGTATTGTTGCAGTTGTGGGCAGCCCTGTTGCTTGGGGTGCACTTGCCTATGCAACTTATCGGATTGCTAAAAGTGCTTATGCCAAAGCCCCATCATCGGGTAAACTTAAAGGGCAAGGGGACCAGGACACAGACCTCTTCATTTAATTCAAACTTAACTCAATTCAACTCATGTCAAACCAAACGGTCCAAGACCTCAGCCAGGCACAGGCGTGCATCTACACGCGGACGAACCTCCGTCGTGCCTTTCAGGATTTTGACGACACTGACATCTCTGGCATTTATTTGCGAGATGATCTTTGCCTTGTGGCTCGGCGCGATGGTAGTGAGCAAACTTACAACCGGCAAATAATTGTATCTGCGTTTCAGCAGTACACCCATCGTCTTAAAGACTTCTTTTCTTACCTAGGTCCTAATTACAGGGGTCCAAGCATTTGGCATAACGGTGCCTACATTATGTTCAAAGGTTGGCACCATTCCCATGCCCTTGGACACACAACAGGTAGCGCACAACTGCAAACACATTGGGCAGACAAATTTATACATTTGTCAGACCGTGCCAAACTCATTGCTCTTTTACAATCAGATCAAACAGATCTTGGACATCTGGTAGCGCCGGACGGGCTTCGGTTGCCGAATCGGGGGGTTGACTTGGAGTCTGACCTGGAGGAAGAAACCTCAAGCGTATCGGCAATCAATGTTGAACCTTATTGTTCATGTGGGTCCTTTCAGCGTCAGCTTCTTAATGTTTCAGGATTTCAGCAGGAGATCCAAGGATTCAAACCCTGGTGTATCCATTTGACTTGGTTCCACAAGTACCGGGAGCTACTGTGCAAGCGGACTGAAGCTCGCAACGCAAGCCCTGGTGGTACGCCTGATAAGTGTGTGGCATGGTGGTATGCGCCGCCTTCTGATGCCACTAGTGATGGGCGTTTTGTTTTGCTACACACTAAGTCTGGTGCACAGGCACCGTTGACCCATTGGCGTACCTACAAACCAAAACAAACCTTTAACCAACAAGATGCATGGGATTTATTTTTTAGTATGTTAGAGGCGGGTTATGTACCATTCCCTGGTATAGCGCTACCTCAACTGCAGGCTGCGGTTAAAAAATCATGACCTCAGATGCAGAGAAAGTATTAAAAGCACATGTTGAACACGAACTGGGTAAACAAACTACAGATCCAAGTAATTGATGAGGAGAATGGTGGTTGCACCATTCAAATTGAATGGGATGACACCGATCCAGAGTTGGAGGAATGGACCAGCTGGGGAGAGGAAGGCCGACAACAATTCATTATTGATGCGTTGTACCAAGCCCTTGAGTGCTATCTGGATGATGACTTGACAGATCCGGTAGACTAACCCTGCTTGCAGGTAAAGCCGTCCTGGTCACGACGTAAAACTGACTACACCCAACACAACTCAACTTATGTTTGAAGCCTTGGCATCAGTCGTACTTCCTTTCTTGAAGGATCTTCTTTGGACAGCAGCCGTAGCGCTGCTGGCCTACACACTCAACAAAGTTCAATCCCATTTCAACACCATTTGATCATGACTCAGATCACTCAAACTAAACTCAAAGAACTTAACGTCCTTCAGCTATACGAGCACTATGGTGCCCTGGAACGTTCTCTTCCTTTGCTTACTCCTGAGTCCCAGGACATGGCGCGAGCCGAGCTGGAAACTTGCGCCAAGCTACGGTCTGAAAAGATTGATCGTATCCATTACGCGATGGCGTCCCATGAGGATGCAGTGGAGCGCGTTAAACAGGAGATTGAGCTGCTGAGCCAAGCCAGGCGGCATCACGAGGCACAACTCCGTGGCCTAAAAGGACTGCTGAGTTGGCTACGGCGAGCGCTGCCTAAAGACGAAAACAAAATCACAGGATGCAAATACCAGTTTGTCCTGGTTAAGAAAAAAGACCTAACGGTTGAGATCTCCAGTGATGTTGAGCAATGGCAGGCAGATGAGCGTATGCAATTCTGTATAGAACAAGAAGTAACCACAACCAAACAAACTGTGTTACGTTCTATGGATGGAACGATTTTTGAAACCAAAATCGAACCTAAAACTAAAACCGAAATCATCCCAAATCTAGATGCCATCCGTAACGCGTATCAAACCGGCCAACCCATCCCCCATGGAGTCAAAGTCACCCAGGACTACAGCATCCGTACCAAACGAATCGTTGGCGAGCCCGGAGTGGATGAAGGCTTGGTTGCCGTGGAAACACCCGAACATTTGGGAGAAGTTTTACGAGAAGCTGGAACCTCCGACTGATCTAGAAGATGCTCACATCAAAATGAGTTGCCACAACCATGCCGTTGATGATTGCAACTTGCAACTGCAAATCAATGAGCTAGAAACTTCTATGCTTTATGACGGCGATCAAGTTCCTCCATACCAAACCAGCAATGCTGAAGATCTTGAATACAAGAAACTAAAGCTGTTGCAAGGCAAGCGCTTTCATCAAAATGCTGCTCGTGCCTATTGGTATTACATGGTACGTGCTGATAAATAACAACTCATACAATAAATAGATAAGCAAGGAGTCCCATGATTGACGGAAACGTTTCCAAACTATTGGCAGGGTTTACACATGATGGGACTCCCCTTGCAGCTATTGTTGGCAGTAAGCAAGAATGGGGTGTCACAATTTTGTGTTCTTCTATGCTTGCTAATGAAAATTTAGCTGCACAAATGACAGCAGAAGAAATGGTAGATGCTGCTATCAACTATTACAATGTGATTCAAGACCGCCTTGGGTACTACCAGCAACAACAAGCTCACTCTCTAGAACGCTTGATCAACAACCAATGATTCTGCCAAAAGCTTGTTATGCACTTCTTAACAAAGTAAATTTAATTTAATTTTGCTGCTAACCTAAACAGGTCTTTATTTGAATCAATGGATCCTATTGTTGTGCCAAAAGTAACCGTTTCTTTTGCGGTTGATGTGGAAGTTGAGTACGATCCGTTTGTTGGTAAAACCCCAACAGAAATGGCAGTTGCTCTCCAAGACGAAATAGATGAGTTGCTTTTTGAAGCTAGCTCTGGCGTCGTTGGTGTTTTTACTTCCATTACTTCTATTGCGCAATGAACAATCTTATTGGCTGGGACATTCAAGAACAAGAAAAACGCATTGAATTCATGGAGCATATGTATAAATGCTCTGGACGCGAAGATTCAAACCATCCTCTGCACAGTAAATACACAGGGCTGTGGCAAGATTTCTGCCTTAAAGAAGCTGGTTATGCCATGAGGAACCGTTGGTTTGAAATGAAAGAAGCAGTTGAACGGTATGAAGCAGGTGAATTGGAACCTGTTTTTATTACTTAAGGTTTACAGTAAACACCAAACTCTTGAAAGGTGATTCAAAATAAATGAGTCACCTTTTTACTTATGTACAACAATCAACAACCAATGGATACTATAAAAGCCTGGCAAAATTGGTACCACAAAAATCAACGAGTTTCATCCATGACAAAACCAATGGTTACTAAAGACAGTAAAGAGAAACTGCACAATACTGTTGGCGTAGTTACTACTTTGATTGAAGCAGAAGCTATTAAAAAAGCAACAGAATATTTTGCTGACACAATTACTGAATATAGCTGTGAACTAGACGGCGTTCAGCTTTACAACTGTTTGCTTACTGCAGCTCAAAATAATTTGAAACATACAGAAGAAGAATATAAAAAAGCAAAACAACTAATTGATTTACTACAAAATCAAAACAATGAAAACTAAAACTAAATACCCTATTTGGGTTTGTAATGACTGTGGAATGCGTTGGGGTGCCTGGTATCAACCTGGAGCTGTAGCTCCTAAATCACACTGCTCTACCTGTCATTACGGTACTTGTGATGTATGTGGTGCCCAAGAAGTATCCGTAACTGAACCAAGGGATTATGGGCATCTTATTGATGGTTGGTCTCAGTAAACGAATGAGATAATAAAAGAAACAAAAGTTACAAGTTATGACGTTATATAGAGATCCAGCTAGCAATGGATTGTTTCACACACATAAAGTTCAAACTTGTAGCGGACAACCACTTGAAGTAAAAACAATAGGTGTAGCTAATGATGCTTTTGGAAGGTTACGTATTTCAGACCCTTTTACTCTTTTTGATTCAAGTCATCGTTATCAAGACAATGGTCTTTGGAGCACAGCTACGGGCGTTAGTTCAGATGCAACATTCAATGCCAATGCAGGTCTTGTAGACCTTAATGTAACAACTACATCTGGTGGTTATGTGACAAGAGAAACTAAACAAGTTTTTTCTTATCAACCAGGTAAATCACTGCTTGTGCTTAATACCTTTACATTAGAGCCTGCTAAAACAAACTTGCGTCAACGTGTTGGTTACTTTAATGCATCTAATGGTTTATATATTGAACTTAATGGGGAAACTTTAAGTTTTGTTGAGCGCAGTTCAGTTACGGGAAGCGTAGCTGAAACAAGCGTTGCTCAAGCCCAATGGAATATTGATAAACTGGATGGCGCTGGTCCCTCTGGTAAAACACTTGATATCACCAAAGCACAAATCTTTTGGATGGATATTGAATGGCTTGGCCTTGGAACAGTGAGATTGGGTTTTGTTATTGATGGAGTTTTTATACACTGTCATTCTTTTCACCATGCAAACTTAATTGAAGATACTTATATAACAACTGCAAGCTTGCCACTTCGTTATGAGATTATAAACCTTGGTACTACAGCAAGCAGCAGTACTCTCAAGCAAGTTTGTTCAACTGTTATATCGGAAGGCGGGTATGAATTGCGTGGTGATCAACGTGCAATTGGCACTTTAATTTCTGCTCCTTATGACTTAACTGCTACTGGTGTTCGATATCCTGTAGTTTCTATTCGTTTAAAAACAAGCCCAAATCGTTTAGATGCTATTGTTATTCCAACTGCACTCAGTGTGCTTGGAGATGGAAACAACGGAACTTATACATGGGAAGTGGTTCAAAATGCAACAACTTCTGGCGGCACTTGGTCAAGTGCAGGAAGTGATTCCGCTGTTGAATACAACATCAGTGGGTTAAGCACAAGTGGAGGAACTATTCTTGCAAAAGGTTATTTTTCTTCTACAACTTTAAGCAGTGTTTCCGTTGACATCTTAAAAGAAGCATTGTTTGCTTTTCAACTTAGGCGTAATGGTTTGACCAATTCACCAGAAGAGTTTGGTCTTGTGGTTGAAAGTAAAGTTGCAGGACATGATGTTTATGGTTCACTTGACTTTGAAGAGATTAGTCGTTGATAAACTAAAACTACTGATTAAATCTTATGTATACTCCTGGTCCTGGTCAGCTCCAGCAGGCTCAAACCCCTCCGCTTCAGGCAGTTCCTCAACCGCAGGACAAACCCAAAACTCCTGGTAAATCAAAAAATGGTGATGTTGGGGCTTTTATCCAGCAGTGCATCTCCCTTTGTTCCTACCTGAAGGAACTTCAAACACAAGCCCATCTCATTCACTTGAATTACGAGGGATCTAACTTTCTCGGAGTGCACGGCTTCCTTGGAGACCAGTACGAGGCGCATCTTGGGCAGTTTGATAAGCTGGCTGAATTCATCCGCAGCATGGATTACCTAATGCCCATGTGCGCCAAGGGATTAGCAGATGCTGGCCCTGGTATCCAACATGTTACCAGCTACAAAGGATCTGATCAGCTTGCCACGTACTATAAAAACCTGGAGGAGTTGGGCATGAAGACCAAAAAGCTGGAGCCTATTGCCGCCAAGATTGGTGCTATTGACATCCAGAACTATATGGCTGAGCTGTGCGGGGAAGCCTTTAAGGCTGCTTGGTTTGTTAAGGCGACTCTTCGTAATGGGTAAGACGGTGGCAGTTGCAGCAGAGAGGAATACATTTTTCAATCTCTGTTTTTATTGTGCTCCAGGCGTAAGCACGACTTACCATGAATGATACGTTTTTATCTTTATCACCAATGTGATGAAACTCTAACAAACGGTGATCATTTAGTCCGCACTCTTGGCATTCCAAGGTTTTTTTATAATTTAAAAGCTTCTGTCTATTCTGATAGATGCGTTCTTTATCCTTAGACCAAGTCATGTGTAACCGTTACTCGTATTTTTAATATACGCAGTTTATTAAGAATGTGAATAATCGGAGATGCAGGATTTGAACCTGCGGCCCTCTGCTCCCAAAGCAGATGCGCTACCAAACTGCGCTAATCCCCGAGAATGAGGCCTCCTTCCAGGCTATCTGCCTGACGAGTACCCCATCTGACACCAGGAAAGGCTACCCACACCAAGATAACGGTGGACCTCAGAACTGGCCGCCTAGTTTCCCAGGACTTAGTCCCGATCAAAAGAGAGCGGGAACTCCGTTATTCTACCTGCTCATTTGGTGTTTTCCAGAAGTAATCGTCCTGTTCTCCAAGGCGACCCCACTTCGGTGCTTGCTCTACATCAAAGTAACGGGTAGATACCTTGAAGTCAGGCGTCTTCAAGTTGTGATGGGTCAGTGATGGATCGCACATGCGACAACGGTTATTGGGATAAGCACCAATTTGACCGTTGTCCAGAGCCACGATGTTATGGGATTTGTGCTCATCGGGAAACTCCGCAAAGTAAAAGTCGGGTTCGTTCCTATGAGGATGATAGTTGTCAATCGTAAATAAATATGTGCCTTTCATTACACCGGCACTACGTGTCATAACTTGAAACTCCATATTAAAGATCAAGTTTTTCTCAATGACCGTGAGCCCGTGATCAAACCCGTTCCAGAACTGCAGGTCAGTCAGCTCCAGGTCTGGGGTAGGTGGGTTGGGTTTGTCCGGGTAGTCAGAGTCCCAGGACAAGAACGCACTGATAGGAAGCTTGTCATACAGGGCACCGTACTCCGTCAGGTACGTCTCAAAGTACAAGGCACGCCCCGTAAGAGATTTACAGGATACCCAGTAACCAGGGGTGTACTCACCATGGCCATCATGTAGGTCACGCAAATACTCACGCCTGACCCACACCTTGACTGGTGGGACATTGGCAACCAGGGTTGTCATCTCAAGTCCTAATGAACTCCTAATCTACTTCAAATTAGGAACAAATTAGAAGTTCGTTTGACAATCGACCGGACTGGAATCGAACCAGCTATCCAACTCCCTTGTCGGGGTGTCCTTACCAATGGACTAACGGTCGGTCACTAAAAATCATAGCAAAAACCCCAGGCTCTCACACCCAGGGTTGTAAAACAATACCCGTTCCATCTGGGATGGACACTTGTATTCTAGATTACTTTTTCTTAGCAGCAGCTTCTTTTTTCTTGGCGATCATCTCTTTAAACTTATCGCGTGCTGCAGTTTGTTTATCAGAGGCGCCTGCTTTACCTTTAGGAGGAACCGGTTTGCCTTTAGGCGGAACAGCTTTGCCTTTGGCAATAGGGGGTTTCTTGGCAACCATGGTATCTAGTGGATGTTTAAGATCATCTTTTATATTCTAAATTACTTTTTCTTAAGGGTTCTAGCTTTTTTGCTGGCTTTCTTTGCTGCTTCTGTGTTAGGTACAAACTGTTTACCTTGTTTGCTACCAGCTTTTTTCTTTGCGTCGGTCTTGGCACGTTCTTCTTTCGAGAGGGAGGCCCAAGCCTTCTCAGGTAAGTAACGTTTAGTTTGGCCTTTTTGAATTGCTTTGTCGGCTGGCATTACTTTGACTCCTTGTATTTCTTGGCCGCAGACTTTGCTTTGGCTCGTTTTTCGTACTCATCTTTGGTGGACCACTTTTCCTTGCCCCACTTCTCTAAAGACTTTTGTTTCTCACCTTTACCACCTTTGTATCCACCACCTGCTTCTTTATATTCCTGCGCAACTAGTTGGGCCTTACGAGCACTCCATTGGCCTGGTTTGCCACCCTTAGAGCCAGCCATTACGCGATCTTTAATACTCTCGCGTAATCCAGGTTTGGAATATTTACTATCGTCTTGCGCCATTTAACTATTACTTATCTGTTTATTATAAACAACCTTTAATTAAATCTCTAATTCCATCTTTAAAATTATATTGTGCACTCCAACCAAGCTTTTGAATCTTGTTTGGGTTGATGGCATATTTCAAATCATTGCCGGGCCTATCAGTTACATGTTGAATTAACCTTGAATGAGGCGCATGCTCCGGCCTTAACTCATCTAAAACACTGCAAATTGTGTACACAACTTCAATGTTGGTGAGTTCTCCGTCGCCGCCAATACAATACTGCTGACCCACCAATCCTTTATCCATTACCAATAACAGGGCATTAACGTGATCTTCCACATGCAGCCAATCACGTATGTTCTCCCCTTTTCCATGAACCGTGATCGGTTTTTCCGCCAACGCATTGGTAATCGTCATTGGTATTAGCTTCTCTGGATGTTGACCAGGGCCATAGTTATTGCTGCAGTTTGTTATGACCGCAGGAAACTTGTAGGTGTTGTGCCAGGCCATCACTAAATGGTCGCTGGCTGCTTTACTTGCTGAGTAGGGTGAGCGTGGGTTATATGGCGTAGTTTCTACAAAATAGGTTTCAATGTCGTCTGGACGCAAAGATCCAAATACCTCGTCGGTGCTTACATGAAGGAATTTAAAATCATCTTCCATGTATAAACGACAAGCTTCTAGTAAGTTAAATGTACCAACAATGTTGCTGTAAATAAAATCTTTGGGGTTGTGAATAGAATTATCAACATGACTTTCGGCGGCAAGGTGAAAAATTTTATCAGGTTGTAAAATACGAATCCACTCCTGAACAATAGTTTCATCGGTTAAGTTGTACGGCAATAATTGATATCGATTTTTAGCATCAGTATAAGTATTTAACTCAGCTGCATTACTGGCATAACCAAGTTTGTCAAAATTGTAAATAAATAAATTAGGAATTTTAAGGAGACGTTTAATTAAATGACGCCCAATAAATCCGGCACCGCCGGTAACAAGAATTTTTTCCATATTCATATACTAATCAAAAACTTCTGCTTTTTTCAAGGGTGTTCCATGTTTATCTTTAATGGATAAAATAGGGTTTTTAAATTTTTTCCAACTGATATTTAAATCTTCATCAGACCAAAGCAATGTTCGTTCGTACTCTGGGTTATGTACTTGAGTTATTTTATACAACACGTCAGCTCGATCTCCTAGTACGCAATACCCATGAGCAAATCCAGGTGGAATCCATAGCATGTCATAAGGTCGTTTGTCTCCATTGAGGTAAACATTCAACCATTGACCAAACGTTTCAGAAGATTTACGGATGTCCACAACAACATCTTGGATTTCACCACGAATACAACGGACTAGCTTCCCTTGTTGATGAGGCGGTAACTGGTAGTGCAATCCACGGAGAACGTTACGGTTTGAAATCACATAAGAATCTTGGCAAAATGTGTGGTCGCCAAAAATTTTTTTGTGTTTAACTTCATGCCAATGATCGGAAAAGGTTCCACGTTCATCCTCATATCGATCAACCGTAATTAACTTCAAGCCATCCAGATGCAGTGGACAGACTTTCATGCGTGGTTCAAAACGATTGGGGAAACCGGGTAGCACTGATTCCAAACTGGTAAAGTAACGCTTTAAACGTTCTTGTTCAGCTGAAACTTTATAGTTGTTGGTTTGAGGGGTGACCAAATTTTTCCATCAATGCGTCCATACATTCTAAAGATTCCAGACGCATCAGGATATCAGAAATTGCATTGATAGTAATTGGATGTTCAGCTCGTGCTGCAAAAGCTAAAGCATCACGAAGATTAGTGGTAGCAAGATGAACTGCTTCCTTAACTTGATTGGATAATGCCATTTCAGAATGCCTTGGTCTTCTTACTATAACGGCTGTGCCAAACATGCAGTTTAAAATCTCTGCTATTAGTTTGGCACAGGTTTTTAAATTGGGTATTCGGTTGTTTTTTTATTTTTGTAGGGAATACTCTAATACAGTTGTTGAAATGTATTCAAGGTTTTCACGAGTAATTGTGGGGGCGGTGCCCAGGAAAAATACATGCTTTAACACTTGATAGGCATTTGGATAATCTTTTGCATTGCCTAAGTGTCTGTACGCAGGATGAAGCAACAAATTACCGGCAAAATAATTGCGGGTTTGAATTCCGTTTTCTTCTAGATGCAACTGTAAAGTTTTCTTTACAAGTTCGTTATTGCAGATAATGGGGACTCCAAACCATGATGTTTCTGCTTCTGGTAGCTCTTGTACAACACGTACTGCGTCACCAAAAACTTCAAGAATTTTTTTAATTTGTGTGTAGTTAAACCGGCGCTTGGAATGGATCTCGTCAAACTTTTTTAATTGAACCTGACCCACTGCACCTTGCATGTCAATTGGTTTTAAGTTGTAACCAATCTGACTAAACACATATTTGTGATCTACGATTCCGTCGTAACCATCAAGCCATGTGTCAAAACGTTTGCCGCAACTACCATTGATTAGCTGGTTGCAGGCACCAACGCAATAGCAGTCACGCCCCCACCAAGCAAACTGGCGTGCGAGTGTCACAACATCTGAAATGTTTGACGACACCATTCCACCTTCCATTGTGGTGATGTGGTGCGCAGGATAAAAAGAACAAGATGCAGCAACGGCATGTTGTGTCAGATATTCATTTTTCCATTTGGACCCAAGGGAATCACAATTATCTGCAACGTATTTAATTTCGTATTGATCACAGATGTTTAATAAACGATCCATGTTGTAACTGTTGCCTAACACTGGGCTGCTAAATACAGCAACAGTTTTAGGTGTAATAGCTTCTTCAACTCGATCAAGATCCCAATTCAAATCATCCCAAGTTATGTCTACAAATTTAGGGACAAGATTATTTTGAATGATTGGGTTAATGGTGGTGGGAAAACCAACAACACTTACGATAATTTCAGAGCCATCTGGCCATTCAAAATATTTTTTAAGGGCAGCAATCATTACAAGATTAGCGGAGCTACCACTATTAACCATTAAGGAATCAGAGAATCCAAAACGTTTAGAAAACTGTCGTTCAAATTTATCTACTTCTTTTCCAGCTGGGTACCAAGCACCTTCTTTCAAGCAAGCAATAGCTGCGTCAATTTCTGTTCCATCAAAGTACGGTCCGGAGTACAGAACTTTTGATTTAGACATAGATCTTGCAATCCTTTTTCAAAGGAAATGAGTGGTTTGAAGCCATGCGAAGCAAGCTTGCCACAGTTTAAACCAAAGTGAACGGCTTGGTTGTAGCCGCTTGGTACATTGTTACGCAACACATACCCTCTTGAATCAACAAGCTGCTTTGCGCTGTCAAGAGCATCACCCAATCTTGTGGAAACTCCTGTACCAATATTGTAGATACTGTTGCCATCACCGTTTTTACACAGGAACTGTAAGGCCCTACATGTATCTAAGATATGAATAAAGTCGCGAGAAACATCAATGTGTACACTGATGTCTTTATGGGTTTTTAAACGATTGACCAGGTAGTGTAATGCATTTCGTTTTTGGTTGCCAGTATCAGGTCCACCATAAACATTGCCCAACCTAAAGATTCGATAAGTAATACCAAAGGTTTCACAATATTCTTTTACAAGTTTTTCGGCTGCGTACTTAGTAATTGAATAAAAACCGTTTGGATCACAGAGGGCCTGCTCGTCTGGGTAAACATGGTTTGGTCCATATACAAACCAACTACTTACAAAATTAAAGGTATCAATCCCTGTTTTGCGGCACATCTCAAGACGCCTCATGAGCTGTACTAAATTTGTATCAATATCTACATGGCAATTTTCACGAAAAGTTTGATTGTCCGTTGTACTAATTAAGTACAGGACATTTTTTGTATTGGGCTCCAGCTGTGCTCGGGGTATGCAGAAAGAAGGGAATAAACCGTTGAAGTAAGTTCCGATAATTCCTGTGCTTCCGTACAGACTTAAATCCATCGCTGCCTTTGGCTACGAACTGGATCATACAACCAGTAGTCAAGAGGAAGATCCATATCAAATGGTGTGGTGTACTTTTCTTGTCCAGGAAGACCGCCCCATTTCTCCACGTAGTAACGTCCATTTTCTTGGTACGTCATACGGTTTTTTGCATAAATTACAGGATCTCTTTTGATTGTGGCGCTAACAGTATGGTGATATTCCAGGGGCAGGTGCTCCCATTCAATGTCAGCCATCTTCATGCGGTAACGATGGTCGTTATCTTCGTAGTAAGCAGGGAAAAAATTTTCGTCCAAGTAACCAACTTCATACAGAAGTTCCGGTGTAAAAATCATGGACGAATATCCGTTTTGTGTTTCATCACAAAGGATTCCAACAAACGGGGTCTCTAATCGCTGAGCAAGTTTTTTTAATTCGCCTGGCTTGGGATGCCAATCAACTGACAGAATGCACCAATAGGGGCAGTCAATGTTCTGTTTAATGATTTGGTTGATAGCTCCGGAGAATCCAACGTTCATAAAATTATGTACAACTTCAACATTTTTGACGTATTTACTACCACCTTTAATCTTGTCAATGGCCTGACGCACCTCAGGATCCTGGCCGATGGAGTTATCAAGAATGAAGTAACGGTTAACTGGATAATCAATTGAATTGAATTGTTGTAACAAGTCATCGGCTCCGTTGAGGATCATGGTGCCGATCATCTCAATAGGTTTTGTCATAGATCAACTCGCAGGTACTCTTCGTCGTCAGCAATCAATCGTTGTTCCAGGAGATCTGCTTCTGTTGTTTCAACATCTTCGAAAGCAATTCCGTTGCGAAGCTTGTAGTCTCGTTGTAAAAACTCAATAAGATTGATGTCAGATTCGCAATAGTAAAACCGCGTTAGATTACAAGACACCAATCAATTCCCATACACTGACTTTATAGATCAATTCCAATTGGAGTATCAAGATGATACCAAACATTGCAAAGCGCCCATTCCAGCGTTCTGCGTAATGGATATAGTCATCCGGATGAAACGGGATTTTATTGAAATGCAAATCTACTAGGTACTCTTTCCACAGGGTTTTGAGTGCCCAAATAAAAAGATCTCGTAGAAACTCAAACCAAAGTTGGATTTTTCTCATGCTGCTAGGTGCAATCCACCAAATATAACAAACGTATCGACCACTGTAATCACAAGAATTGAAAAGAGCAGAAGCACAATTGCCACCGTAAATCTTGTCATGGTTTACTTTTGCACGCTATGCTTTAAATAATATACAAAACCGTTAACGGTTGCTAAAGTTAATATGGCTGAACCTTGGATCCAGACCAAGAACGAGCAACCTGAAACAATGCGGGATCTAAACAAGACCGCAGCCAGAATTACGCTTAACGGAAAACGGCATTACACCACACCGTTGCCTACTGGGCCTGCGCCATCTGTAACTACAATCATTAGCGAGACAGCTTCCGAGGCAAATAAACGGAAGCTTGAAATGTGGTCAAAAGCTAACCCAGGCGTGAAAGAAGCTGCTGCCGAAAGGGGTACAGCTATTCACTATGGCATGGAGCAGTATCTTAAAGGGAATAAATCACCTGATATTCCTGATGGGTATAAAGATTTTTGGGCGGGTATGCCTTCGATCCTTGATCAATTCCAAGAAATTTTATGGGCGGAATCGCCGGTTCTTGATAAATTTAACTTCACTATTGGCAGTGATGACGTTGCTCGTGTGTGGGGTTGCGATGGTGACGGGAGAAGTTGGGCTGGCGCTCCCGACATCATTGCTGTGGCTAATAACAAGCTCACTCTGGCTGATTTAAAAACCAGTGTCAAACCTTATAGCCGCAAATGGCCTAAGGACTTAGATAAAGGATCACCGGAATGGCGTGATCTGTTGGGGGGTCATATGAAATTTAAAAAAACCTGCAAACAACTTGCCGCTTACGACATTGCGATCCAGCAAACACTAGGTATAAAAGTCCAGCAAGCAGCCATTCTTGTGTCTACGCCGGTACGCACCCAGGTCTTTAAAATCTCCAGGCGGTTTCTGGATGTGCTGCATGAGGATTGGTATAAAATTGTTGCTGAATATTACGAACAGGTCGAGAACTGCACTGGTTATGATCCGAATCTTATTTAAAGATATTGTTGCTGCCATTGCTGAATGGTGGAAAAAACTTTGGTTTGAATCCAGGCTGAAGGCCCGTCTCAAGATGATTGAACTTGAGAATCAAATTGAATCTGAGATAGAAAGAGAGAAGGCCGCTAGGCCGATGTATACCGAACACCCTATTGATCCTGCGCTACAGACAGGGGAATCTCAAAAACTCGGTGGGGCCATGCAACTCACAGCACCCTGGTACAAAAATGACTGCATGGACGCCCGATAATCAGAAGGTTTCTTGGAGTAAAACGGATCCGGAGGAGCAACGCCGCCGGGTTGCTTGGTCTGTAGCTACGTCTTGCGCAATTGAGACAGGTGAGTCTCCAGTTGACATCTACAACCGCCTATTAAAGAAATTTCAAGATGTAAATGCCTACGGACACATGGCTCTAGATGAGTCCAATGAGTCTAAGTAATTCCGGAAAATTGTAAGGGTCTGGTTGGATTGGTCGCCGTAGGATAAGAAAACACTCAGTTCCGCCCCAGATGGAAATTCACATTTCCCTGGGAGAGTGGATAAATACTCTCCAGATCCGCATGACTAATGCGGTGGATGGGGATTGTTTTTATCTGCCCTCTCCTATGCATTTACATGCATTTCAACTGGTGAAGGACGCCTCATTTCCTGATCGAAACTTTAGAGTAGAACTTAAAGAAGAAAGTAAAGCATGACCAACCAGAACCAGCAGGCCCTTCGCCCAGGGGAAATTAATCTCGCCTATATCCCCATGGATTGGCCTCTCACTCCTCTGGGTGCCAAGAAAGATCCTTACATCAACGGGTGGCAGAACAAACCGTTTAGTGTCCGTGAGATTGAAGAGGAAATCGTAACAGGCAAATGCCGTGCCATTGGTCTGTTAGGTGGTCCCGTCTACAACCATCCTTACGGCTTGGTCTGGGTTGATATTGATGGTCCCAGCGTGTACAAGCTGGTGGAGGGCATCTCGGATATGCCCCTGCTCCAGGCATTGCCGCCAACACTCACCATCATGAGTGGCAAGGTTGGCCGCGAACGTAAGCTCTACAAGCTCAATCGCGACAAGCACAAGCACTTCGTCAGGAATAAATACACCTGGCATGCGGAAGAAGAAAAAGAAAAACTCGAAATCTTATGGCAACGTCACCAAGGCGTGCTCATGGGTTTGCACCCAGAAACCGAAGGCTACTTTACAGCTGAATGCCAGGGCTTTGAGTGGGTGGATGAGCTGCCGGAATTTCCGGACTGGCTTCTGAATGCCATCATCAACAAAAATGTTCGTCAGGGTACACCTGCTAAAGAGCGTACTCGATTCGTTGGCCCTGGCTTTGCCATCAACGCTGAGGTGTCCTTAGAGCGGGACATGAAGCTGGCAACAGAAGCCATGTGGGCACTGCCGCCGGAAGCAACAGATGACTACGACATCTGGATCACGATTGGTCAGACGCTCCACAGCTTGGACGAATCTCTGCTTGAGCAGTGGGATGAATGGTCCAAGCAATCAGAAAAGTATAGGGATGGTGAGTGCCACAAGCGGTGGCGATCCTTCTCAAAAAACGGCGGTCGGGGACTTGGGTCTCTCATTCATATCGCTCAAGAGCATGGCTGGAAGCCTTCTCAGGAGCATCGTGCGATGAATGTAGACGATGACACGCTAGAGCACGTATCCAAATTGTTGGCTGAATTAGAAGAGGATTTACAGATGGCACCGGAAGTTCTTGAGGAAACCACTGCTCCCATTGTTGCTCCGCCGATGTGGACGAAACGGCAAAAGCCGGTGTCATCAGACAAGTCAGGCAAAGACCAACGAACGCGAAACCCTTCATCAAACGTCGTTACCGATGTGGTGTTGGACCTGTATAAAGGAAATCTGCTTTTTAGTCAACCACACGGGCAATTCTTCATGTACGAGAAAGAAGCTCGTGGTCTGTGGTCTGCCCTGACCAAGATCGAAGTCATGGGTGACATCCGATCCAAGCTGCAGCAACTGGGGGACTTCCTTCCTAATGGTTTCAGCACCAACCTGATGACCGATGTCTGCGCACAACTGCAGTCAGTGCTTGCTTTTGAGGAGTGGTATGACGGTACTGAACTACTGTTGTTTACCAATGGGGTATTGAACGTTTCAAATCGAGAGCTGATTGGTTTTAGTCGAGAGATGCATCTGGTTCAACAGATGCCATACCCTTACGATCCGTCCGCTACTTGTGAAGAAATTATTAAATGGCTGAAGAATACGCAACACGATAGCTGGGAACGCACTCAGGTTCTGCGGGCCTGGCTACGGGCAACCCTGCTTGGCCGTTACGAAACTCAAAAGTTTGTTGAAATCGTGGGTCCCGGCAAGTCGGGGAAATCTACTTATGCCAACCTGGCCGTAGCACTTGTAGGTAAAAGTAATACGTACTCCACGGACTTTGAAAACCTGGAGAAAAATCGCTTTGAAGCAGCTGCCTATATGGGTAAAAAGCTTCTGTTGTTTCAGGATGCAGACCGTTGGGGTGGTTCGGTTTCCAGGCTGAAAGCTATTACAGGTAATGATTGGATCCGTAGTGAACGCAAGTATCAAGGCGAAGGGTTGGATCCTTTTCAGTACCACGGGGTAGTGATGATTACGGCAAACGAAGCCATTCAGTCCACTGACTATACCTCTGGTCTTGCTCGTCGTCGCCTTACCATTCCGTTCGACCGTCCGTTCACGGGCGGACCAAATGAACAAAAGGAACTGATTAAGTTCAACTCCAAGGGGGAACCACAAGGTGTGTTCTCACCTCTACTGCCAGGGCTTGTGAACTGGCTTTTGGATATGACAGAAGATGAGATGCGTGAATATCTAATGGAAACTTCCAAGAAAGTGAAGTTCTTCCAGAAATACGAGAAGATGCAAAACCTTCGGTCTAATCCGTTACTGGACTGGATGGAACATAAGGTGATCTACGACCCAGGTATCAGCTCAGCAGTAGGCTTTACCAAGAATGCGCCGATGGGATCATCTCATATTTACGCTAATCAAGACAAATGGTTGTACGCCAGCTACGCAGAGTTCTGTCGTCAATGCAACGTAGGCATCATGTCGCGTAATCGATTTGAACCTCTATTTATTGATATCTGTAAGCACCAGCTAAAAATCAATGCCTTCCCCATGCGTAATACCAGGGGGATGAGGGTTGTAAATGTAGCGGTCAGAGAGTCCAGCCCAAAATATGAAGGTTGGCCATCCATCGTTGAAGTGTCATCTGATAAAGAGAAATACAAGGAATTCTATGGTATGTCGCTAGAAGTAAACCTTGATGCGACAATAGAAGATGAACTTGAAACTGCAGATGTCTAATGGGCGTCACTTAATTCTGGATTTGTATGAATGCGATCCAGAAGCATTGGATGATTACGACCTGCTGGAAGAGTGGTTGGAAGCTGCTCTTCTGATGTCAAAAGCAACCATCATCCGAATCTTTGGTGAGAAGTTTCAGCCCCAAGGAGTCACCCTACTGGCCTTGTTAGCTGAATCCCATGCGTCCATTCATACTTGGCCGGAGATGGGATACGCCGCCATTGACCTCTACACCTGCGGGGATACGACCAACACCCACAAGGCTGCCCAGTTCTTGAAGCACAAGCTTAAAGCAAACGTAGCGGAAGAACGGGAGCTACTACGTTCTGTTACTCCAACAGCAGATAAGAAATAAAAAATTAATAAAAGTTTACCCTTGTTTCGGCAAGGGTTTTTTTGTGCCGCACGAACGTACTAAGGCACGAACGGAAGCAGTACAGGAATACCAAAATCTTAATGTGGGACTCGTTTGTTGGTGCAGAGATGCAGACTTTGGGGGGGTTTCAATCCTTACATGATGTAAATGACACTATCAGTCAAAGTGTCATTTAGCTCTAATAAAGATAAAAAAGGGGGTAAAGTCTGCAAGTCTGCACGGGCAAATGACAAAGCGACCCCCTAGAATGTCATTGGTTCCCTGAGAAGCCAGTCGTGGCAAGCGTTGTCAAAAAGCTCCAGCAAATCGAAAGGGATTTCGGGCAGCCCAACTTCCGGCACGTCCAGGGGATCGAGAACCTGGAGGAAGAAAACCTGAACAAACTGGGTTACTACCGGGGGTTCGCATGCCCTCACGGTCATCTCATCCGAGACTCAGAACGCCACTGGTGCTATGAGTGCGCCAAGAAAATCCTGAGCAACGTCTGTGGGTTTGATATGAACTACCTACATAAGGACTACAAACACAAGTACGCCAAACTCTGGAAGATGGTGAAGGTCTGCTTCCCGGAAGACTGCTGGGATATGGAGATTCCTGGTGGTGGTACGCCCAAGAGGGTGTGCTTACCCTCGTATCGGTCGGGCTACAGCAAGCAAAAGTCCGAAAACGTCAACATCCACAAAGCGATCTACCAGTGTGCATGGGGGGACGTGGGGGCTCTGGTGGTGACCAGGCTGTGCAGCAACCCTAAATGCGCCAACCCCTTACATATGGTTTCCAGTTTTAATCGCAACTTTCCGCCTGCAAGCGTTACTCCTTTAGAACTGGAGTTTAAAGCTGAAAAGCTAATGTTATTTAATCGGCAGTCTCAACATGAGTCTGGTATGCAACCAGTAATACAGCAAGAGTACAAAAATGTTATTACACATCCAGAATACGTAAAAGAACAAAAGGAAGAAAGTTAAACGGATTCCCAGGCTATCTGTAAATTTTCTTTTTATTGTCAAGAAAATTAGTATACTGATCTCAGTTAAGTTGTAAAAATGACTGACAACAAGCCCAAATTGCTTTGGATTGGAGATATTGTTGCAACTACGGGCTTTGCTCGTGTTACCGAAAATGTCCTTAGCCGCCTAAAAGATCGGTATGAAATTCATGTACTTGGTTGCAATTGGCATGGTGATTACACTCCTCTTCAAAATGAGTACTTTTTATACCCGGCGTCTAACCGCTTTCAGCAGGCACCGTTTGGAGAAGATCGTATTCGGGAATTGGTAGAGCGTATCCGCCCTGATGTTGTCCTTACAATTAACGACAGCTGGATTATCAATGAACAATGGCGACGAATTGCTGATTTGCGCGATCAATTGAATTTTAAATTCGTGGGTTATTATCCCATGGATTCATATGAATGGTATGGAGCACTTCTTGATACCCTCAACGATTGGGATGCGGCCATTTGCTATACAGAATTTGGCGCACAAGAAACAATCAATGCTGGATCCAAGGTTCCAATTACCGTCATTCCTCATGGAATGACTAAAAATCAATTTTATCCAACGGATAAGAAAAAAGCCAGAGAAGAGCTTGGCCTTAATCCAGACGATTTTATTGTTTTTAATGGTAATCGTAATCAATTCCGCAAACGAATTGACATTACAATCAGTGCGTTTGCCAAGTTTGCTGTTGATCGCCCTGATACAAAACTTTATCTCCACATGGGGATGAAGGATCAGGGTTGGGACATCATGCCGTTATTCGCCAGGGAAATGGTGCGGCAGGGTCTTGATCCCAACAACAGAATTATTATGACAACTCCGCATTCAAACCCTCCTTCAGTCCCGGTAGAGCTATTGAATACAATTTATAACGTTGCAGACGTTGGTGTTAACACATGTAAAGGTGAGGGTTGGGGACTTGTTAATTTTGAACACGCTGCTTGCCGCGTTGCTCAAGTAGTGCCTAATCACACTTCTTGTAAAGAAATCTTTGATGGCACTGGAGAACTTATTCGTTCTCTGCATGGTGATGTAGACGTTAATTTTGGCCGGATTATGCCATGCCCGGATGACAATCATCTAGCACAGATCTTGGGAGAGCTTTATGAAAATCGTAACAAACTTGATCAAGTTGCTCAGGCTTGTTACGACCGTGTAACGGATACCTGTTTTGATTGGAGTACGGTGTCCGATCAATTTGATGAAGTGTTTCAGGAAGTTCTTTCCAAGAAAGAAGAAAAAATCCCACAAATTGTAAAACCAAAAGCTCGAAAAAAAGCTAAAAAATAATTAAACAATAAAGGCTCCGTTAATCGGAGCTTTTTTATGACACTGACTACTCAAATAATGAAGAGTAGAATGTTAAAAAGTTGATTATCATAATGCGTGCTTCAACCCAACAAAGACAAAGAACCAAAGAAAATCCTTTAATCTTGGGTTCATTTGAACAGCTTTCTGTTAGGAGGTTGACCGGAGCTTTGGGACCAAAAAATAAACTTGTTGGGCGCTCTGATACAAGCTTGACATCTAATGGAGGTTTTGGTGAAGGTACTTACAATCATTGGTTTCAAATTAATTTATTATCTCCTGCCTGGATTATTCTTGCAAAAGGAGGTCCAAGGCCCAAGTATATAAACGTTTCTGCTTATGACTTGAATTTGACTCCAATTGAAGGACGTGCAATTTTTGATGTAGACAGCATTCCAGAAACTCGCAATGGGGATGTCTACCATCCTTATGTTGGTCATGTAATGAATAAACAATCAAACCTATATAATTATTTTTTTCCAGAGCGTTTAGATAAAGGAGATGAAAGATACTACCCATTAGGTGTTGGTGGTTATTTATTGTGCGTATCCACTACTCGCAATGAACCTTTGGATTACGAAGTATGTATTGTTGTGGAGTTTCCCACGACTACATTAGATATTGTTTTAGAAGATTATGCATATCTTTTATATGAAAATTTGGATGAAAGTTTTGTAATTGCGGATACTGTTAGCGATTATGTTGAAACAGGTATTCATGCTCATTCGTTATCCGAATGGGATGATGCTTGGAAACGTGAGCATCAACAAGGCGATCCCTTTCCTGCTCCGCTAGTGCCCCTGGCAACTCAACCTTAATTAAAACTACGCTAAACTCGGGCTTATTAAATTTGATGCAATATAAAAAGGATGTCATTTCGGACAAAACGGCGGAAAAAAACCGGAAAACTTTCTTTGCCGACCGGGTTTTTTGTGAAGGTACGACTTATCCCTTGGGTCAAGACCCAGAATGGTTGTGTGTGGTTAGCCAGCATGGCCGCATCCAAGTCAGACCGTCAGGTGAACGATTGGCTGGATCGAAGAAGAAACCATCGTGTCCGCCGGATGGATATGAATTTGACCGGTAAGCACGGAAACCAGCTTCAGGTGTTAGCTGTTCGCTTTACTCGTCAAATGGAAATATTGATTCCACAGGGTGACTCTGTATTTTTTATATGCGAGTCAGCCAAGCCCGATAAACAATTTCGCGTTTGGAAAAAATGGTTTCTTAAACATGAAAACAATCAATGGGAGTTTGATGAAAAAAACAAAGGATTTTTCTTTTATAGAAGTAAAGATTTAGAATAAAAAAAACAGGGATAAACCCAATGGACAAACTCAATCAGTATTTAGAAGTTGCACTTGCTGTTCATGCAACTGCTTCTGTAATTGTTGCGTTAACACCGACACCCTCTGATGATAAATTGGTTGGTAAGTTTTATAAACTTATCGAGATCCTAGCTCTTGTTGTTGGGCGTGCCAAGCAACGTTAATAATTCCAGCGAATTTTTTGTTTGGTTGCGCGTATTCCTAAATGCACAAACCCCTTGGGAGCACCGTATCCAAGTGAGGCGGGCCAGTGTTTATCACAGTATTTTTCAACTTCGTAAATACTGGCCCCTTTGATGTAAAAATCAATGGCTCCTACGTTGGGAGCATTATATAGGTGCTCAGAAGAAGAAGCGCCTCCAACAGAACGATTAATGGCGGGAGGGCGATATCCACTTGTGATAATTACAGGTTTGCCTCCAAAGTTTTTGCGAACTTGTTCAATAAATCTACACAATTCAATTGCAGTGTCACATTGATATTTTTGTGTAAAACGACGTGCTTCTTGGTTTAAACAAATTTCACCATAAGTAATGTTAGGTGTTACTTTGTATTCAAAAGGGCTGTTAGGTAAAAAAGGATTTGCTGCTGGCACTGAATCAGGCTTTGATAAAACAGGGATCGTTTTGATTTGACGATCCATAATTTGAATCAATTTTATTGCGTAATTAGGATCTGTAGCATATTTTTCTTTTACCAATAACTCTGCACATTCATTCCTATTTTCGGCGCGATTGACACCTTTATATTGACCAAAATCTTTGTACCACCGATCCACTAAGTAATGGACACATGTTGTTAAATCAGGAAAATCAAGAAACCCCGCTTTAATTAGGATCCAGTTACCGTTAATAAATTCTTGAGTACTGACATTAGAGCCCGATCCTTTTAATCCAAAAAAATTATTAACACCAGAGGTATGTTCTCCCCAGCCCGACTCTAATGCCCATTGTGCTGCTACACATTCAGGAAATCTTGCACCTGCTTTTTTAGCAGCAGCAAAAACGCCTTCCCATGTATTAGAAAAAAGTTCTTGCGGAAGTTTATGTTTTTCTTCGTTATTACGATAGCGTTCGGCAAAACCGTCTAACTGCTCAAGTGTTAGCTGTTTTTGTAGCCAGTCCCAGGCTTCATTTTGATGCTTTAATTTGTTGTAGTGCTCGGCTGCATCACGTAGTTTTATTGGCATTGTCCAACAACTGTTTGAAATTGCCTACATATACTTTAGGTCCAACATGCATACATGTAGACGTGGTATTAATCCAAATATCAAACCCTAACTGTTTTAATTTTTCGCAAAGATAAATATCCTCGCCCATAAAATGTTCGCCAATAAAATCGTACTGACAGATATTAAACAGTTGTTTACCACGAAATTCAGTTAGGGTGCTGTTGTCCGCCAATGCTTTCAAGGCTTTTCGGCCCAGCTTTAAACAGCTGGTGCTTACCCTGTCCGCCTTTACCCAATTTCCTTCTTGCTTGGGTTCGCCTGCAAAAGAGATGTCGTAACTTTCAATATCAGTTTTTTTGACTGTAGGGATAGCCACTACATCTCGTGCATCGGTAATAACATCCAAAAAAGATTGAGCGTTACAAAAAACGTCGGAGTCAATAAAGATAAGGTTGTCAAAATCACCCTTAATGGCAGCTGTCAACAGTTCGTTTCGGGCCATGGGGAGGATGCTCTCATAAGACAAAAGAATCATCTGAACATCAATACCCTTCATCTGACAAAGCTTTGTGATCTCATGGATGGCGTAGCTGTACCAGGCATCAACACGGCCGTCGAGAGCAGGAGTCCCAATCAGTACACGCTTTGGTTGTTTCTGAGATTGTTTAAAAGTTTTTGCCACTGGGAAAACCTTTTTTGCCATGTCCAATGTTTATTGTAAAATTTTGTTTGATCAGCTAAATTCTGTTGATTTTCTGGTGACCAATAATTGTCAATGACCCTGTTCAAAAGAATAGCGTAATTTTGTGCCAATCGTTCATAATTACTGTCGTAACTTATAAAGTCAGCGTATTCACCACAGGTTTCAAACAATGCACCGTAATTAGTGACCACTGCTTGGCATCCAGCGCACATTGCTTCTATTGCTGAAATGCAAGAAGTTTCTTCAAATATGCTGGGATAAGCAAAAATATGAGCGTCTTGAAGGGCGGAACGGATCTCTTCGTTTGGCGCGTATCCTTTAACATTAATTCCAGGGGTGTTTTTTAATTCTGCAAACAGCTGATCAAACTGTCCCTCCAAGGATTTAGCAAACGACTTGCCGTAAATAATTGTTGAAGAATATACGTCCAGTTCAATGTCATCTCTGTTGAGAATTTGAAAAGCACGCAATAATACATGCAGTCCGCGCCAGGGGGTTGATGTGTAGATCAACTTGAGCTTACCTTTAGGTTTATGTTTTAGCTCAAAAGCTGTCGTTGCATTTTTAATAACAACTGACTTCCAGGCTGGCGTGTTGAATTTTTCCCTAAATTTTTCATAACACCAATGAGAGTCATAAATAAAACAATCAATTTTATCAACAAAATTAGGGCTCTTCATGCCCTGTACATTTTCTTGGTCGTAACTCAATTCTTGTAAAAGAATGTTTTTTTTACCTGGAACAATCAATTCAGGCCTGCATACAGAAACAATCAAGTTAATTCCGGAGAAATTTAACTTGCTTTTTAATGTTTCAACAAGGATTTCTGTGCCGCCTTTTGGTTGATCAGGCATTACATTCAAACAGGAAATCAACCTGGAGTAACTGATTGTTCCGATCATAGATATTATCGATGATGTCTCGCAAGTAGTATCCTTTTTTATCCAAGTAGCTGATTACACTTCCTGCTAAAGGAGCACCATGATTGTATTGCTGGACTGATGTTTCCAAGAGCAGATATCGTGGTCGTGTTTGTTTGAAGTATTTTTTGCCGCCTTTCAAAATGTCAAGTTCAGCGCCTTGTACATCAAGCTTAATTAAATCAAATGATGGAAAGTTTAAATCATCTATTGCATACATCCACTTTTTGAGCACCACGGGATTGGTGTAGTAGATCGTGTTCTCACGATAGATGGAACTTCCGGTTGTGCAGCTTTCCTCCGGAAGCGTGTAGAAATCTACTTGTTTAGTTTCTTTGCCAAGTAGATAAAAATCTGTGTTAAACGCTTGAAGGAATGGCGCCTGTCGTTCGTCTCCCTCAATACATTTGATGCGTGCACCAGGAAACAACTGATGGGCTAGGCGTGCAAACTCGCCGCGATAAGCTCCAACATCTAAAACACTTGTGACAGGGTGCTCTAGATGCTGGAGGCGCTGTCGAAACCGATCCATTGAGGGATCAGCTCAGAGAGGTAATGTCAAAATCGTTAATTTTTTCTTCCGTAGGGGTTCCGGTCATGCTGCCGTAGAAGCTATCAAAAACCATGTCCAGATGCACGGTATTGCAAAAATCCAACAGCTCAGCTTTAGTGAAATCAGCGGGCTCTTTATCTAAATACTCAACATCTGCTCCACGATCAAAATTTTTGATCAAACCATTGCAGCTGTATACAACGGTAAGATCCCAACTTTTTACTTTACCGTTAGTTTTAACAGTGGGGATAGCCCTGGAAAGTGCCTTGGTAGCACCGATAGCGTTAATAAAAGCCATTGTAAAAAACCTTACTCAATTAATTTTAACAGTTTTTTTGTATTAATTTACTTTGTCCTCTAATAAAGCAAGTCGTTCAGAAAGTTCTTGCACGGCTTTAACCAAAATTGGATATGTCTTCATGGGATCAGCTTCCCACATGTTTGGGTTGTCCTTATGAACAAGGCGTGTGTACTCACTACAGTTAAACGTTTGTTCAACTTGGTCCAGCTCTTGGGCGATAAAACCAAAATCTTTTCTACCTTTTTTGGAGCCGTCTCTGGTCGCCCAATCAAACTGAACAGGGCGCAGAGCCTGAATAAAAGTGACGCCAAAAGGTAAATTTTGAATATTTGTTTTATCTCGAACGTCTGAAAGCGTAGAAATTGTAGTATCAGCACAGCGAAGGTTTACAACATCCGCATTTCCAAGGGTGAATTCACCGGTTACAGTTGCTGCGCTTGCTTGAGCATTATTACCAATACAGGTATTGTTAACCCCAGTTGTTAAAGTGTTTCCTGCATTGTTACCAACTGCAGTGTTACCAGTGGCTATTGTATTGGCAATTAAAGTACCAAAACCAACTGCAACGTTACTACTGCCTGTTGTATTAGCACCTAAACCGCTAACACCAACTGCAACGTTGGCAGCGCCTGTTGTATTACCAATTAAAGCACGGTAACCAATTGCAGTGTTGTTATTGGCTATTGTATTAGCAAGTAAAGCAAAACTACCAACTGCAACGTTTTGAGTGCCTGTTGTATTAGCACCTAAAGCACCATAACCAACTGCAGTGTTGTTACTGGCTGTTGTATTAACATCTAAAGCACTGTCACCAACTGCAGTGTTTTGAGAGCCTGTTGTATTAGCATTTAAAGCAAGGTAACCAAATGCCGTGTTGAAACTGGCTGTTGTATTAGAACCTAAAGCACTATAACCAACTGCTGTGTTGTTATCGCCTGTTGTATTAGCATCTAAAGCAATATCACCAACTGCGGTATTACCAGCGCCTATTGTATTACTGTCTAAACATTGAAAACCAACTGCAGTATTATCAGCGCCTGTTGTATTAGCAGTTAAAGCATCGTCACCAATTGCAGTGTTACCAGTGGCTGTTGTATTAGAACCTAAAGCACTGATACCAACTGCAGTGTTACTAGAGCCTACTGTATTGGCATCTAAAGCATTGTCACCAACCGCAACGTTATCAATGCCTGTTGTATTAAGAAGTAAGGCATTTTCACCAATTGCAACGTTATTAGCGCCTGTTGTATTGGCATCTAAAGCGTTATGACCAACTGCAGTGTTACCAGCGCCTGTTGTATTGGTAGCTAAAGCATTGACACCAACTGCAGTGTTACGGGAGCCTACTGTATTAGCAACTAAACCACTAACACCAACTGCAGTGTTACCAGCGCCTGTTGTATTGGCAGCTAAAGCAGCACGACCAACTGCAGTGTTACCAGAGGCTGTTGTATTAGAAGTTAAAGCACTGGAACCAATTGCGGTGTTACTAACACCTGTTGTATTGACATCTAAAGCATTGTAACCAACAGCAGTGTTATTGTTGCCTGTTGTATTAGCTTTACCTACTTGATAGCCAATAAACGTATTGTTAATTCCTGTATTAACTAAACCAGCTTCAAAACCAAGACTGGTTTCAAATGGTGTAACGCTATCCGTCTGGCCGGATAAATTAGCTGAAGCCGAAACAGAGGCCCAGGTTGTAGTGCCATCTGAGTTTGTCTGTAAATATGTACCAGAAATTCCCGTTGTTGCTGGAAAGCTGAACAGACCATATGGACGAATATCACCGGAGCCACTGACAATTAAAACACCACCACTGGCGTAATAGGCACTACCAGAGATAACACCGCTTGTAAATACACCGCTACCAAAATATCCACTGCCGCTAACACTGATGCTACCTGTTGTAGTTTGTGTAAAGTTAGCAACTGTAAAGTTACCGGTTACTGCATTAACGGTTACAGCCTCAACTGTGGCGCCAGTAATGTACGTACCAGAAATACGAGTAAAGTTACCAGTTGCGACTGTTAGGTTACCAAATAAACCTGTATTACCAGTTACTGTGCCACCAGAAATGGTCACACTTTCTACCCTGGTAGTGCCGGTAATAAAACCAAATGTTGCGTTATCACCAACAACACTTTGCCCAGAAAGTTGCGTTGTAAATACACCACTTACACCACTGATTAATGTGCCGTTAAGTCTTGTAAAGTTACCAGTTGCGCCCGTTAGATTGTCAAATAAACCAGTATTACCCGTTACTGTGTTACCGGAAACAGTTCCGCCTTCTACTCGGGTAATACCTGTGACGTAGTTAAAAACCGCGTTCTCACCAACAAAATTTTCTCCAGAAACCTCTGTTGTAAATACGCCGCTTACGCCTGTAATGTTCGTAAAGTTGCCTGCGGTTCCTGTAATGGTTGCGCCAGAAATCTGAGATGTAAATACCCCACTAATTCCTGTAACTGTACCAAAATTACCAACAGCGCCCGTGACAATTGCACCAGAAATACTGGTGGTAAAAACACCAGAAACACCAGTGATATTGCTGAAACGGCCCGCATCTCCTGTAATGATTGCACCAGAGATTCGATCTGTGAATGCCCCGCTTACTGCATTGACGTTTGCAAAGGAACCTGTAATGCCTGTTATAACAGCGCCTGAAAGTTGAGAAGTAAAGACACCAGAGATACCCGTAATGAGAGTAAAACGCCCTGCATTGCCTGTAATAACAGAACCAGAAACTGAATTAAAAATGCCAGTGACAAAATTACCAGTTGTTGCGTTGATGGTATTACCAGTGACAGTTGCACCACTCAGGGTAGTGGTAAAGACTCCACTAACAGCTGTAACCCTGGTAAAGGAGCCAGATACACCTGTAATTGTGGCGCCAGAAATACTGGTCAGCCCGTAAATTTCGTTACCAGTCAAGATAGCAAAACCACCAGTTGCACCTGTAACTGTGGTGCCAGACAGTGTTCCGCTGACCGTAAGGCCAGATGAAATGGTTCCGTTACCGCTGATAATCAGGTTTCCGCCAGCAATAATGTTGCCTGTCGTGGTGATTGTTGGAATAGAAAGAGTTTCAACAAAAACGCCAGTCAGAGCTTCGATTCGTTGGAATAACCCACTTACTCCAGTAATTGTTAAACCAGAAACACGAGAAGTAAAGACGCCCGTTGTACCGGTAATTGAAGTAAACCTTCCAACATTACCCGTGATAATGGCGCCGGATACGTCACTAGTGAATACACCTGATACGCCAGTAACAACCGTTGCGTTAACAGATGTACCAGTAATTGCAGCGCCCGATAATTGAGTAGTGAAAGCTCCGAAAGATCCGGTAAAGTTCGTAAAGGCACCCGTTGCGCCAGTAATGGTTGTTCCTGAAAGTTGGGATGTAAAAGCACCCGAAACTCCAGTTAATGTTGCAAATAAACCAGTAGCTCCGGTGATAGTTAAACCAGAGAGCCGTGTAGTGAATGTGCCACTAACACCTGTGGTGTTTGTACTAAGAATCGCGTCACCAGTAATGATCGCGCCAGATAAACGGGTTGTGAAGACACCGCTAACCCCCGTAATATTGCTAAAGCGTCCTGCGTCACCGGTAACAACGGCACCTGAAATTTGAGTCGTAAAGACCCCATTTACACCCGTAACGTTTGTACCACTGATATTTGAAAAAATACCGGTTGCACTGTTAACGGTTTGTCCGGATATGTTGTTAAATAAACCTGTTGTACCAGTAATTGTTACCGCATTGACACGGGTAAAATTACCAGTACCAACTGTTTCCGTACCGACCGTTAATGTTGTGATATTTCCGGTTGTGGCATTAACGTTTAAACCGTTAATTTGAATACCAGTTATCGTCGCACCACTTAAAACATTTTGTACCTGTGCGTTACCAGTAACAACTAGGTGAGCAAAAGTACCAGTGCCACTAACGTTGAGTACGTTGGGGTTAAAAATTCCGCTAACTGTTAAATTGTTGGCAACAACCAGGGAGCCGCCAATTGTGATATCTCCGGTTGTGGAGTTAAGGTAGTAATTGTTTAAATATTGCTTTATATTGGCAAAATTTAATTTTTTATTCTTTAAACCGGGGTCTATTTCTGCAACGTCAACGACCATCAGCAAGTCGTCATCATTGATTGATGACGACAAAATTGCTGGCAGCTCTGTTATACGCCTATTAGCCACTACACAAACACGAGCTTTATAAAGTAAATTATAAAAGACCTGTGTTTAGCTTTATTTCATTCTAATTTCAACCCTGGGCAAAATATTGGTTGCAAAATACCAGGTACCTTGGGCGCCCAAAACCAAGCCACAGGCCATTGCAAAAACTAAAATTAATTCTGCAATGGTTAAATTGCGTCGCACATAAACAACTTGAGGGTTTTGTTGAATTGGAACTTGAAAACTGGTTTGTGCCTTTTGTGGAGGAGTGGAATATTCCTCTTGTGCAGGACGAAATTCTTGAGCCTGATCCTGACGTTGAAGCATGGTTATCCGGATCGCTTCTTGACGCGCCCGCTCTTTCAGGGACTCAAGCATTGCCGGATCAAGCGTCCCAGGAAGAGGGTTTTGAGGCGGAGTGGTGATTTGAGGTGGGGTGCTGTAAGGAACCTGGTCTTCCATAATCATGCAGAAAACTAATTTACACCCTAACATCTAAAGAGATCGTTTGAAGCAATGTCATCAATTGGTATCAGAAAAGGATTAGAAGACATTGCCCATGAGCTGAAGGGTGTGCGAAACATCCTGGCATCCATGTGGCATAGCCGGTATCAAACCGAAGAAACAGACAGGTTAAATCCACAGGCTTTTACTGATGAGTACATATCCACTGAAGAATGCTCTCGTCGCCTGGCAGTTTCTGATCAAACCATTCGAAACTGGATTGCAGTCGGAAAAAAACAACCAGAAAAAGGTTGGACTGAAGGATTGCATTACGTCAACATTGCTCCGGATCCAGGTAAAAAAGCGGTTATCCGTATTCCTTGGAACTATTTGGTAATGTCCTTTTCCAAGAATAAGGAAATTAGCTTGTCCGATTTCTATGGAAACAAATATAAAAGTACTCAGGAAAAACTTGAATAATGACTAACCGATTCCAAGATATTGATTTATTTAATCTCACAGTTAAGAACTGTTTTGAATATTTACCTGAATCCTTGTTTAATCAGGTTCAGGAATTTTTGCCGCCTTCTGGTTCTTTTGATGATGGGTGCTTAAGACGTTATTTAGAAAACATTAAAAATTATGAAGAAGAAGATGTCAACTCTGGAATGACATTGGCGAACAGGTTGCGAATTGCTTTTGTTGATATGAATCCAGATACTATTTGTGGTAAATTTCCACAGGCGGAACTTCCTCTGAAGCGCCGATTAAGATGCGTTGCAGAATACTTAATTCGTTCCGGGGAATTCGATAAACTCCGTGATGAAAATAACAAGCTTATTAAAAAACGAGGCAACCTAGGCAAGCTAGTGGTCATTTACAAACCATTACCAAAACTTCTAGAATCTCTTACAAAGCAGGGATTGATTCCAAATGAACCGTCGAGAAAAGTTGATTCACTCTGCGTTGCAGGGTGATGTAGATGAAACTAAAGCCAAGATGCTTGGCCAGACGGTTGATTTTATTTTGGGTGACATGGGTGAAATGTACTACCGTTTCTGGCAGGCCGCTGGTCCTGGTGTGATTTGTTTTCAACCAAAACAGGAACGCGGGGTGTTTTATATGTCGTTAGAGGAAATAAACAGTGCAAAAGAAGCGTTTGAGCGGGATAACAACCACGATCTGGTAGAAACGTTCCGTCGAATTCTGGAGGCCGCCCAAAAAATTGATCCCGAAGAAAAGGCAGGTTACATCATTAATGATGATGAAGGGATTCGTTATTTGGAAATCGATTACAACAAGGTAGTGGACGTATGAGCATTCGTCGCGTTACCGGCAGACGCGAAGATCTTGAATTGATAACGCCCACGGAGTTGGTACAGGCTGCCAATATTGTCATGGGTAGCATCAATCTAGATCCCGCCAGCTCTAAAGTAGCTCAAAACTATGTGCAAGCTGATGAGTTTTTCAGCCCACAGCAAGATGGGCTTAACATGCAACAGTGGTTTGGAAAAGTGTATCTCTTTCCTCCCAGTGGTTGCTACTACTTTGATAAAAAGTTAGATAAATGGAAGATGACCAGGGCTTCATCTCCGACCCTGGTATCGTCTCACGCTGTGTGGTTTCGTCAACTGTACCGAAAGTGGTTAGCCGACGAAGTGGAACAAGGTATATATTTCACCAACTGTCCTGACATGATTCGATACGAACAAAAAATCTTTGATTTTCCTATCTGTTTTCTGAAGACAGTACCAACGTTAATCAAAAATACTAGCGAAGGAATCGGACAGCACAAGACCTGTAGCTCATTTGTGGTGTATCTACAACCAAAAAGTAATTCCGGCGCTGCAACTATGAAATTTATTGAAACATACGAGCAATTTGGCCGCGTTATCTACTGAGTTCTGTATAGTTAAAGACGATTGATGGAATCCATGGGAATCCTTTGCGACACTGAAATTAAAGCATTTGCCCTGAACCAGGGAATGATCAAGCCGTTTACTGATCGTTTGGTAAACGAAGAAAGTGGACGCCGTATTTTGAGCTATGGACTTAGCTCATATGGTTATGACATTCGTCTTTCACCTAAACAGTGTTTAATCTTTGGGCGCATCCAGGAAGGAGTGTCCGATCCAAAAGATTTCAATCCCAAAATTCTTTCAGATTCTGAACTTTTAGAAGATGAGAAGGGGCAGTATTTTCTTCTGCCGCCTTATGGCTACTGTTTAGCGGTAGCAGAAGAACGTCTTCAGCTGCCTCAAGACGTGACTGTGATCGCCATGGGCAAGAGCAGCTATGCACGTTCTGGCATTATCGCTAACATTACTCCGGCAGAGGCTGGCTGGGAAGGTTATCTAACCTTAGAAATCAGTAATGCTACGGGTCAATTCAATCGCATCTACGCCAACGAGGGCATCATTCAGCTGTTGTTCCTACGTGGCACCCCCTGTGAGGTCTCGTACCAAGACCGGAAGGGTAAGTACCAGAACCAGGCACAAGAAGTCGTTTACTCCAAGGCCTGAGCATGAATCGCGATAACCTTGAGCAGAGGATGGATGTCCTTGAGATCTTGGAAAAACAAGTTGTGTTTCTTGAGAACCAAGAACTATCCTCTGCTCTGGCGCGGTTCCGACCAGAGAATACTCAGTGGGTTTTGAATATGCTTCAGGACTTACTCGGCCAGATGCAAGACGCCCTTGATTCTGAAGACTTTAGCCAAAATTGGAATTAATTAAAACCGTAGAAAGCACCTGATTGAGATCTTGGTTTTTTAGCGTATCCAACACTGCCTACAGTTCCGTATTCATCACCCATACTGGGAACTTCAACACCCCCAATCGTTGCTTCTGATCGTGGAGTTTCACCCCGTAACGTAGGTTCGTCAATAGATGCTTTCTGTCGAAATTTATTGGACGCCTTGGCGGCAGTAATGAAACGCCTAATGCGTGTTTGATCGTCATTAATTTCTGCAACGCCAGGACGCTCTTCTTCCGAAATACGCCGTAAGTCCGTATCGTAATTACGTTCGGGGTTAAGATCGGTTACTTCCGAACCAGAACTTCCTGAGTCCTGTCTTGGGTCGTAAGTAGGGTCAAAGAATCTTGGCATAGTATTATTGTAAGAGGAGTAACTCAAGTACTGAATATGATGCATAACGCAGCATCGTTCTTGGATGCGTTTGTACAAGATGAAGTAAAGTCACGTTGTCTTACGGAAGAAGACTTCGGTCAGCCTCTCGCAAATGAAGAAAATGATGTACCCTTATATGACATGTACAACCGAGGATTAGCGGCATGTCAGGAAGGGAACGAGAGGCAAAATCTTTCACTAGCAGAGGGTCAACGTCCTGGTCTGACAGGTTATATCCCCTCAGCGGAAGAGGGCTCAATGATGGGAGCCAGCCCGAAACCCAAAACTCTGGTGATGGAACTGGAAGCAGTACCGGAGGGGGAGAGGGACCTTTCCGCCAAACGTCGTGGTTTGCGCCGGTAGAAGACGATATCCCCTCCGACGTTGTTGGGCTTGATGAGTGTAAAGACGGTATTTGCCCTGTACCCTGGGCAAAAGCTGTTGACCTGTTGGAGAATTCAGAATTCCCTAAAGGTTTTGGAGAAAGCACTATTGAGTCTACGCTTCAGGGGCCTCCCGTGATTCAGGAAGATCCTGTAAACCATCCCTCTCATTACACTGATGGGGGCATTGAATGCATCGAAGCCATTGAGGCGGCTTTAACCATCGAAGAATTTCGTGGTTACTGCAAGGGAAATTGCATGAAGTATATTTGGCGTGAGCGCCATAAAGGCGGGACAGAATCACTGAAGAAGGCACAGTGGTATCTCAACCGGTTAATTGAATTAGGTGACGCTTAAAAAGGTTGTAGCTCATCTTCATCATCGTCGCCGTCTTCGTAAAACGCGCAGGCGGCGGCAAGTTCTTCCAGTTCGAGGTCGGTGGGTACGTCAAAATCCAGTTGGATATTTTCGTCCGCCAGAATTTCTTTAACTGCTTGCCATTCCATTAAACGTTGATGATAAAGATTCAATAGGGCTGAGTAAAGTTCATCCCATGTCATCTCCATGGCAACGATCTCAGCCTTACGCATTGAAAATTGGAGTTCCAGGGGCAGCTCAAACTCCCGTGGCTCTACTGATTTCTCCATTGCGTTTTTCATGGCTTTGATGAAACTATTTTAAGGCTAACCGGCAAATAACGATTCAATGGCATCTGTTTCTGAAAATACCCAGGGATCTTCATCGATTGCGAAGGAGTTGGCAAACTCCGCCAAAACGTATGGATTGATGTTCTCTTCCAACTGTCGTATGGCACGTACTTGGTTGGGAGCAGCGGTGTAATTACGAAAAGCTCTCATTAAAACTTCAGTTGAAAGCCAGGGGTTTTCGTTGATCTCGTGCAGAAAAAGTTCAACTTCCTCGCGACGCCTATCAATAAGGCCACCAATGACCCTATGGCTTTCATCAAAGATCCAATGCGTCATTTCTTCTGCTACAGCAGCCCAGTCTTCCTGTTGGATGCAATCAACAATGGGGCTGTAAAGAAACGGTTTCCAGCCTACCGAGTGAACAAAAGAAATCAAGCCCTGTTCCGTTAATCCATGCAGATGAATATCCAGATCTGCTAGAAGACCACGGATAGCTTTGACTTCACAGAACAGGTATTCCAGTGCTTTTTCCTTGGTGCACCATTGCCCTTTCTTAACGGGAGAACCGTCCGGATAATATTGGGTACCATACCCAATCGCGTAAGTACCCGCCTCATCTGCAGAAAACGCCTTCTCATTGAATCCTTCGTATTTACGAATTAAAGCAACAGCTTCTCGCAGATCAGACATGGGAGTACAACAAGTACTCCCATATTACACATATAAAAATACAGTTGTTATCGACCTTGGCCACGCATTTTTTTACGGCCATGGCTAGGCAAGCTATTTTGCCCTTGTCCTTGACGCGTTTTCTTAGGCTTGGACTCAAGTTTGACGCTTGTTACTGCTTTGGGTTTAGCCATGACGGGATTGAATTGGCGTTACCACTTTACCTCATCTACCATTTCACGCGGTGACTCCAGTACCTAGCAGACATGATTCCTGGATTTGAATCCTGGGCATTATGCCTTGCGTAATATGACTTTTTCCTGGCTTTATCTTTTTCTGTGGTTGGGTTCTTACCCGCACCTTCTACACCTTGCTGACCAAAACGGATAATCTTTTCCTCACCGCCTTTACATGCTTTTACTACATGCGATTTAGTTGCATGGCCAGGGGTACGACGTGGTTTGTTGCACGCCATTTTGTCTTTAGCAATCTTGGCTGCTGTTGCAGCTTTTTTTCTTTTATCTGACATTAGAGGCCCTTAAACATCGAAGCGAATTCACCGAGAAATGCTTGGCCAGTAGCGGAGTTAGGCGCTTCTTCCTCGTCATCATCTTTACCAATTCTAAAATAGTTTGTATAAAAATCTTTTGCTGTTTCTTTAGAAGTTTTTTCATCAACTTTTTTTTCCTCTTCCGGAAAGAAACCTTCAATCGTTCCAAGGGAGGCAAATGGATCTGATAGATCTAAACCATAAGTTTTCAACGCCTCATTTTTACCTGATTTAGTAAGCAATACCTGCTCGTTTCGATCTAGGTCAGGGAACATGTTGGTATAAAATTCATCCTCTGTTCCTTGGTATCCGGATTTTTGAAAAATAGAATATAACTCTGTTGTTGGTTTTGCTAAGTCATCTTTGTAATCTTCTGGACGATCAATGTACGTTACGCCAAGAATTTCTTGAGTTGGTTTTTCACGTTTTTCATTTAAGTACTTAAGCTGTTCTCTAATATCTTGAGCAGAACCGCTGCGTAAAGTTTCGATAATAAACTGTTTAACGTCATCAAGAGTACCGTCAACCTCAGAGATACCGTAACGATCTAGTACTTCTTTCCATGCTTCGGGTGTTTTTTCAGGATCCAAACCCTGAAGTATCTCATCAGCAAATTCTTCTGGTGTAATAAATCGACCAAAAACGGTATCTAATTTGAAAGCTTCTTCTTTCATGACCGGAACAACGGTCTCATAAAGATAGTTTTTAATTTTACTAGCATTTGTAATGTCATCAGCTGCATCGTATCCTTGACCTTGTCCTTTAACTTCAAAGTGCATACGTGCAAATGCTGCTTTGTTGTTAACGTCAATGCCAAAACGATAAATCTGGGAATTCCAATAAGGATCACCTGCTTTTGCTTTGGCCCAATCTTCTTCTACAGTTTGTTTTTGTTTGGCGTAATCCGTGGTGCGTGATTCGTCACCTGTTGGATTAAAGTAGAAATTTGGATCAAAAGAGCGAGACTCTTGTTGTTTGATTTCGTCAAGATATTTTTTACTATACAAGTTACCTAACGTTTTGACAGCGTCATAAGTATCTTGTGTTTGGAATGGGTTTTTTTCTTCCTGACGAACATCGAGATACTCAACAAATTCATCCATTGAACGTGCTGTATTAAATCGTGGCATTAAGTATTCATCAATATAGTTTCTGGCAAATTGTGCTTCAATATTCATCATTTCAGTTTTATCGCCAACTTGATAAGAAGTTGCAATGCCACGCTCTTTGGCGTCATCTAGGGTTCTGATGTCAGCTTCTAGGCGTGATTGAATTGGAACCAGTATGGATTTTGCGTCTTCACCTGGGTCGCCTTTGATTGCGTCAAGTATTGTTTTCCCTTCTTCTCCCTGTGCTTCTAAAAAAGTAACAAGCTTTTCAGTGGTATCAAATCCAGCTGATTTTAAAAACCCATCGTTAAATTTCCCTGTTGTTGCATCAAAAGGCTTTTTATCAGTAGAAGTAAAAGCGGAAATAATATCTTTTTTTTCTTCCAGGGGTTCAAATATTGAATAATCAATGCTGTATTTTTCTTTAATTGCTTTGTCAAACCACTGTTGCCAGTTGTAACCAACATTACTGCGCATACCAGTGACATTCTGAAGGGCGCCCAAAAGATCTTCTTCTGCTTTATCAGCAGACGTATAGGAAAGGATGCCACCAACACCAGTGTCTCCCAGAAGGCTGTTGGCAAGTTGTTTATTAATATCCAGAACTTCTGAAAAACCTGAGAAGCCACGGTAAAAACTCATTACCTCTTGCTCAGCTCGAACCTTTTTCATCTGTTGAATTGTATCTTTAAGTATGGTTTGATTAAGAGCTGCAAACTTTTTCGTATCAACCTGCGCTTTGGCGCCAATTAATTCATTAATGGCTTCCTCAAGTTGAGTGATGCCAGTGCCAGTATTAACGTTGTATGTCAGTGATATTTGTTTATCTTCAGGACGCTCTGACAGACGAAAAAGAGCTGCAAATTCATCTGCTTTTGTTGGGTCTAAATATTTTTCTTTTGCAAGTTGAGTCCAATAAGAATCGCCCTGGCGGGCTTTAGTCCATTCATTGGAAACTTCTGGGATATTTAATAAACGCTCAGTAATTGTGTCGGAATCAATCCCGAGTTGAAGATCTCGAATGTCTTGAATTTCTTTATCAGTTAAAACATTTTCTGTATATATGTTTGCCGCAATGATATCTTCTTCCTTGTTACCGCGCAGATTTTGCGCTTTGCCTGTGGTTGTATAGTGCTGCCAATAGTAATTATTTTCACCATAACGTTCAGTAATATCGATATCATCAGCAGCAACAGCTTTATTCCAGGCTGCGTTGACCGTTGGGTTTTGATTTTTGTAATAAGCGGGATCAAACGTACCGTGAGGAGGTGTCGCTCCAAGAGAGCTGTCCCATGGAATGAGTTTTTCTGTTTGATAAAAAAGTTTATAGTTATCTTTTGCATTGTCAATTACGGTTTGTGCATCTTTTGCACTCAAACCCGCCTTTATTAAATCTCCCGTAAAAAGTTGATCCCTATTGCTGACATAATCCCCGCCTTTGGTGGTAGAAGCAAGAGAAACGGTTTTGGAATAAACGTTATTTATTGCAGTATTTTGAGTGTTCTGCTTTAAATTATCAGCATTTAACTTAATATTGTTTGCGTTTAATTTTCTAGCTTCTTCGTTTAAGCGGTAATTTTCTTCATTTAATGCTTTATTCGCTGTGTTTGTAGTAGTATTTTGTGCGTTTAATGCTGTATTTGTTTGTCGTGTTTTTTCTATTTCTATATTTTTTTCTGCGTTATCTAAATTCTTTTGATAGTTAGTTTCGTTTAACTCTCTGTTTATTTTATTTGTCTTAGTGTTATTTTTATTCGTATCTTCATTGATATCATTTTGAATTTGTATTCTATCCCAAGCAATTTTATCAGTTGTATAAGTCCCGCCCGGCTGTCCAAAAACTCCAGTCGGATAGTCTGCAGGGTTTGGTGCAGGAGTATTGTCTATTGGGTAGTCTGTACGCAGTATGGGATAATCAATTTTGTAATTAGTAAATAAAAGATTGGGGACAGGATAATTTGTTTTTAAATTTGTAGGATGTTTTGTAAACCTGGAAGTGTCGTTATCAGTTTTAAAAGTTGTTGGGTAATCTGCTTTTTCATTAGTAACAACCCATGAACGTTGTGCCGCATCGTAACGAATGGCCATTATTACAAACCTTTTTTAATATCTTACCAACAATTAAACCGCAATATTTGGCTGCAAATTAAAATAACTTTCTTGAAAAAGGTCAACCAACTCTTGGGAAGTCCAGGCTTTAATCCTATCCAGTTGGATTTGTTCAAAAAATTCTTGTTGTAGATACCACTCTTCCATCTTTGTACTTGCTTTATTTGTGTTACACCTTCTGCACGCAGGGACCAGATTATTTCTGTTGTTAGATCCAGACTTAAACCTTGGAATTACGTGATCCAAACTTGTTGCTTCTGCCTTGCAATAAGCGCATTGGTTATCCCAAGCTTCGTAAATGGATTGTCGATAGCGTCTCTTGGCTAGTTTGGGAGTTAATTCAATGAGCAGGGCGAGGGGTTCCTGTTCACTATTGAACATGCTCTTTAGTAGCTGTTAAACCATTTTAATTTCCCCTTACATGTATCAACACGTAACAAAAATCTAAAACAAAGCTTAAGGAGCTTGTGGGTTGTGGCTGGAGCGTTATCCTATCAGTGTACACGTTTTTGTGCGTCATGATCAAAGCAAATGGGTGGGTCACCATCCAAAAGGCCGAAGAGCTTCTTGGGCTTGATCGAAAGACACTTTTCAAATACCGCGACAACGGTACGTTAAAACTAGGGCCGCATTACGCCGCTTTCCCTGAAACACGCTCTCGCGATACCTATCGTTGGAATGTTTCAGCTGTCAGGCAACAGCTGAAAAAACACGAGAAAGCTGCTTCTCTGGTTTGAAGGGACGAGTATGATCTTTACGGATGCGATGCGCGAGCAAAAGATCAGTTATGTTTAACTGAGTTTCTTGATAAGCCATGGCTCTGTATAAGGAAAAAGACAGGAAATCCCAACGGCTCTGTAGTTTGCAGGGCTGTTTTTTTTTGAGTTCAAAAAGTAAAACCCACTGTGGATGCAGTGGGTGGATCATACGTTTTTTACCGGGAACACAAATAGAATCGTCATCACTCCAATGGAAATCAATTAACTGATCTGGTTTGATTCCAAAGGTGGCAACCATGGCATAGAGCCACGCTACATCTTTTGTTTTTTTATGAGAAGCCAGCTGAAAGTACTCATCTACAATCCGCTGATCAACAGGCGGTGCTTGAGACATGGCTGAGATGAGTTGGATGACCAAATCCTAAGAAGGCGTGGTTTCCACTCGCAAGTAATAAAAAATTTCTTAATCAGTCCTGCTGGACTAATACAAGTTTACATTATATTACTCTGGTCCAACACCACTTGAGAAGGCTCCCCAGGCCAACCCAACTGCTTCCATGGTAGATAGCTCGCCTGATGTATAGGGAAGGTGTACAACATCTCCTGGGGTGTACACAATGGGGCTCCCGCTAAAGAATACGGGACTAAAACCAAACTGGCTACGGCTTAACTGTTCTTCTGATGTTACGTACCGTGTCTCAACCACGTCACCAAATTCAACGCTCATGTGAAAGAACCATCCTTATTTTGAAGGGAAAAGTTTTCCAACCTAATAAAGCTAGTTGGAATGTTTAAAAGTTTTTGAAGCATTGGCAACATTTGTGGCGATTGTAGATTCTTGGGTGGCATATCCATGTACGACAAGCCTTTAATAGAATTCATGTAGTTGATATTGTTTTTTACATTTGCCAGCTCCCTTGTTAAACGTTGTTCCCAGGCCACGATTCCCTCGTCCATTTCTACAGGTAAGTCAGATGGTTCAGGTAAAAGAATCCCTTCCTGGAAACGGAGGGCGTAAATGTGTTTGCAGTAACGCATCTCTTCTAACAATGGACTCCAGTAGTCACTAAAGGAGATGATCTGATTGTCCTTAGCTTTGTAGTCGACAAACGTGGAGGGGCCTTCTGATGCGCCAGGAGAACTTGTGTTCCTCAAGTAGCGGCCACCAAACTCGCGGAATAAACCTGGGTTATCTATAGACTCAAAGGTTAGCTCAAGATTTCTATTGTTAGTAAGCTCTGTGTCAACGTTGTTGTTTACGTTGCCAAAAGAGTCGGTTAAGATTTCATGCCGACCAAATTTCAAACCCGCAGGCCTGGTATATGGGAATCTTTTTGTTGTTTGATTTTCATTGCGTTTACTAAAATCAGCGTAACTACGACGACTAAAATCTTGGCAAGTGCAGGAGTATCTACTGCCAAGAATCAAGAAACGATTAAAAGCAGGCGGCCTAGTAGCAGGGGTAACAAAAACTCCATCAATGGTTGCCTCAAAGGATCCATTTTTCTGTAGCTTCAGGATTCCATTGTCCTGATCGATGTCTATCAAAAGGGACTGCACGTACCCATATTTGGTATCAGTAGCAGGATTGAGTGATGCCGCAGTAATAGGAATACCTTCTGCTGTTAAAACGCGATCTTCCACAACCTCGCCAATAAGAGGTTTAAGGTTGGGACCACCACCAACCCCTGGTATATATAAAGGAGGGGGAAGTGGGTTGGCCGAAGACCAACTCCCCGCAAGTTTTACATACCAGTAGTCGGCGTCTTCTGTATAAGAGTCGACGCTGGCCCTTGTTCCCGTGCTATCAAATACATTATCAAAACGAAGAAGAGCACTTACACGGCACCCTGTCCAATGAATGCCAAATTCACGGTTTGATGTAGGGAATCCTTGTAGAACACCAATAATTACTGGGTCATTACCAGGGGGCAACGAAGTTCCTGCTGGTACAGGTAGTGTGTAACGAAAAGGAAAGTTATATGATTTTTGAATACCTACTGCGACAGCAATCTCATAACCACGTCTCCATCGTGCCCAGGCAGACTCGCGGTCCATGGCAACGATAGAATTTGGTACCGAACTCCTGGAGAATTCAGTGGTAATTGGTTTTATGGCACCCAGCTTGTAATCTGTGCGGTTGTTAAAGGTACCAAATTGACCTCCAACTTTCTGCGCCATTTTTAATAGAAACCGCCTTGTGCGTAAACGTGTGCGCCTGGGGTATAACCAGAAACGTTGGGACCGTCCGCAAATACACCAACATAAATACGGTCGCCACGCTCTAAGTAAATACCACGGTTACGAAGAGGCACACCGTTAGCCAGATCAGTAGTATTACCTGCGGCCACAGTTGGAGCAGTTAGTTGTGGCATTACATCTGAACAATCAACACGTTGAGTGTTGGCTGGCACTTGTTTAGCGAATAAAAGTCTGTAATCTCCAGACGCAGGGATGGGGGTTGTGGTACCACGGGTGTGATAGAACACGAAAGTAACTTCTGGCTGATTGCCATAGCTGACACCGTTGTAGTTAAAACCGCTTGAAGTGCCACCTGAATATACCAAGTTAGTATTAATTCCTGTCAGGGTAGTTGCACCGGTATATGTGTAATAACCAAAACCACTGGCAGAAGGATTGGCGAGAACACCGGTTTGAGATACAAATACTATTTGACCACTGGTCAAAGAAATCACAGTGCCAGAAGTGCCGCTTGAGACGACGTAATCAGCATCACGATAATAATCGTTGCGGACAATACTGATCGAATCAATCACGCCACCATTATTATTATCTTCCTCCAGGGGCGCATCCATGTCCACCAAGATGGAAGGGGCCTGACCACCCTGCACAAAAATTGTATTGCCGGCCTGATTACCCACGGTTTGAGTTGTGACACGCACAGAATCAAACAGTGGGCGGTCAATCAGGAGGGGCTGCTTATTCGTAGAAGTGCTGGCCACGTCTTTGCTTTACTTTTTTCTCATTATAAAGGACTGTT